TAGATACTCTACTTAAAATAAACAAATTAGGTATGTATAGTAAAGGAATGCAAAAGGGTTTAACTGTATATGATAAAAATTTTTATGACGAAGAAGAACAATTTAGAGATAAGATGGCTATAGCAGAGAGAAAAATTAGAAAGAGAAATCCAAATGCAAATGATGAAAATATCGATATTTTATTAAATGATTATATGGAGCAAGAGGAAGTAGTACGTGAAATTGACGATGATGCATATGATATGAGTTATTTAACTGAGGATTTTCATAACGGAAATACAGATGGATTTAGTGCACCTGAGGAAGAATATCAGGATTATCAAGATGATAATTAAATTAATACAATTTTTTGATGTTTAGTAAAATGTAAAAATAATTGTTTTATTTATTTTATTTGTTTTATTTGTTTCATAAAAACAAATAAAAAATTGTTTATAATTATATATAAGATGTATAGAAACTATATTAGAGAAAATATAACACTAGTATCAATTGTATTATTTATTATTATTTTTGGAACTATTCAACTGATGAAACCTGCTTGTTTTTATAATAAAGATGGTAGTATTCGTGAATTTGGTGTTGGATATAAAAATAAAACTATATTGCCTTTATGGTTATTATCCCTCGTTTTAGGTATTTTATGTTATTTAGCTGTTATGTATTATATCCATCATATTCATTTTTAAGAAAAGTCTAAGAGAGAAGAAACGTAATAATTAAATTAAATCAGGAAGCTATAATTTACAGGTTTGTGTATTGATACGCTTTCGCTCATATAACTGCACACTTCTTTGCAGATTAGGTCGTTAAGCAAGTATTTGCTGATGTGGTCTTCCTTGCCTGCCTTCAGTTGTAGTCCTTCTGTCAGAGCTATGTAGGGTTTGCGAGTCAACCACAAAATGTTGGTATTAAACTCGTAACCGAACGTTCCAAATAGTGTAGACGCCGAAAAGCTGTCTCCACACAAGCGTTTCCGTGCGAGGAAATAAAGCTGGCTTGGCTCATCGTAAAACAAGGAAATTTCTATTTGACAGTATCCGCCTCGCACGCAGGGTCCAGGTAAATCAGCACCATATAGATGTTCGTAGTTTGGTCTATTGTGGGGAAACCAATCCAACGCTGTTTCGGCGGCATCATGTATCAACATATGTTTATCCCTACGTAGAGGATCTTGTTCGTTTATGAAGAGCCCTTCTATCTTGTAATACGAGATGATAAAGGATGCCTTGTTTCTTACCCATATTATGCGTGGCATCTTACCTAGTATGTTTTCTACAAAAGAAATGATATCGTCCTCGGGTACTAATGGTATGACAAGAGGCATTGACACGCCATAAATGTCGCGTTTGAAATTTACTTTGGGAATTGAATTTAAATTCATGTTGATGATTGATTAGATTATATAAGTTTTAAAAAAACTGAAAATTCATTTCAATTTTTTTTTCAAATTGGTCTTTGCATTTACTTAATTAAGGAATCATATGAAATACTTAAAAATAAATCCAAGAAAACAAGAAAACAAGAAAATAAGAAAAACAAGAAAAACAATAATTGAAAAAAGTTGGATATTAACTGGTAATTGTATAAGTTGTGCTTGTAGCTAATTGATTTTTAGCTTTGGCTTCTTCTTCGGAAGCTAAGAATTTTTGGTAATTGTCTTGCATTGTTTGTGGATTACTAGAACAACCTTTAGTTGTCATTTTAAGTTGTACTAGTGATGTTAAAAGTATTCCAGTGTAAATATACCATATTGCTTCTCCAACATTATCTCTTGTTACAACTAACTCAAACAATTCTTGTTTCTTTTGTGTAGCTTCAGGTCCATCATTTTGGTATTTTTCTTTCATTAATGGTGTTAAAATTTGCCAATATTCATTAAAATTACTAGGAACAATTTGGTTAATTAATACTGAAGTATTACCACATATTTTAACTATTGTATCAGCTGCTTCCTCAATTTGTTCTTTACTAATTGCGCCTCCTTTCATATACTTTTTGCCTCCAGTAGAAGGTAATGGAGATGCAGATGGTGGCACAGGTTTCATTTCTATACCCTTGTCTTCCTTTAATGCTTTTTCAACATCTTTATTAATTAATAATTCTGTTATTAATTTATTAGCAGGTCCATAAACCCAATAATAACCAATGACATCAGAAAATGCACTTTTAAACCCAGGGTAAATGGTTAATATTAAAGCCATTACACCAAAAATTAACGTCCATGGTATAAATGTAAACACACCTGAAGAACCTAAATTTTGTGTTATACTTCCACCACATGTTGACGTAATTATTGAAGCATTTACAATAAATTGGATTACCATAACTAATAGAAAATAAATAGCTAAATACATATAACTACTTGTAGTATACTCTTTATTCTTAGCGGGATCAATTGACATTTCATAAGTATACTTAGGTTTCAATGCAATATAATAAAATAATGTTGTTAGTAAAAATGTTATAATATTTAAATAAGAGCTAGCCATATAGATAATATGTATAATTTAATTTATATTTTTAACTATTAAAAATATAACTTAAATAATGGATTTTGATGACTCGCCTAAACCAGTACTTACAGAACCAGGAGTAAAATATTTTTTAGATCAAACTCTAAAACAATGCCATATTGTAAGAGAGAAATTTCATAATACGATATTTAATATAGGTTTATTTCTAGCTTTTCTGATTATTTTAGCAGTAATTTTACTTTATAAATACAAAGGGAAGTTAACACCAGTTGAGATAGAGATAAAAAATAAAGAAAAACAACAATATATTTTATCAAAAATTCAAACTTTCGAGCAATCTAAACGTAAAGCTTCACAAGAATTAATAACAGGATTGCCTAATTGGGAAAACGAATATGATATTATTAAACGAACATATTAATTGAACTCCTTTTAATTTAAAATTCTATAAATAATTTATAAAATATTATATATAATGGCTCAACTATCTAATTTAAATTTAAATTCTATTTCTTCCTCATTATCGGAAGGTATAAAAGGTATAATGGAATCAACGAATGCAAGTGAATTAGCGAATGAAATATTTGGGACTCTTTCATCAGATACAAACACAAACAATAATAATAATAATAACAATAATATCAATAATAATGTATCGTCCTCTTCTTCTACTCCGTCACCAATCATTATCACTAAAAAAAAACCAGTAATAAACGCACCAAGTAAAAAACTACCAGCTCCAAAAAGTATTGAAATACCTGATGTAAAAGAAGCTTTAAACGAATATTTTAAATTAAAACAGAAATATGAAAACCAAATAGCTGTAAACAAAAAGAAAATTATAAATAATGTAGCATTAAGTAAAAGAGAGAAACGAACTGAGTATTTAAAGCTTAAACCCAAATGTATCAACTGTGAAAGACTTGGTGGCACAAAATTTAGCGTTCGTTACTTTCCTGAAACAGATAATGACAATTCATATAGAGAATATAGTGCCGTTTGTGGTATTATTGTCGAACCATGCAACCTAAATATTAAAATTCAAATCGGAAAAACAGAAGCATTACCCGACATTTTAAATACTTTTCAAAAAGATATTCGGGATCTAAAAAATAAGGTAATTGATGATAAAAATAAATTACTATTTGGATATATATCAACTGAAGAAGCATTAGAACAATTTGAAAAAATAAGAGATGATATTAATTATTTTACTTCCTATTATGAGGGTTATTTGGAACATTATAATTTTATAGTTGATAATGATGATACAAAACAAGAACTAAGCGAAGCTATTACGAATTCTTATATAGAAATAAACAATATTAAAGAATGTATTAAAAAAATGAATGAAACAGATAACGTGCAATTTGCCAGAGATGCTGCAAATATATATGCCAACACTCTAAAACCATTACTAGAGAAAATCAGACATTTAAAGTATAATGAATACGCTGTGTTATATAATGATGAAACTAATAATTGTCATTTAATTCAAAATAAATTTACAATTCAGAATTTGTCATATTCTGGCTTTCAAAGTAAAGTTATTTCATATAATGTTGGTAGAGAGACTATTGTTGCCAAAAAACCTGACTTAACTGTCATTAATGATTTAAGTAGCACATCTTCACCTGAAGATAATGTAAATAATGTAAGAACTGTAAATACAAAAGTTGAAGTCGTACCAGTTGCCAGAGACGAACCCGAATATGGTAAGGGAAAAGATGGTATAACATGGCATTTACCTGAGTACATACAATTATGGGACCATTTACCTATAAAACTAAAAAATGTTTTAAAAACAGACAAAGACTGGATGACTGAGTTTATGTATAACTGTGTTAACTCAAGACTCAAGAGAGAAGCATGTAAATTTACAGCACCTTCTGAATTAAAAGTTCCACCAGAACAGTTACCAAACGGACAATATGATTTTGGTGTTCCAATATATAACGACGAGTTTAATAAATTAAATAAATCTTTACAAGAAACATATTTATCACAATATTCCACAAAAGATGGTGTAAAAAATTATGACATGTTATTAAATTCAATGAATGACCTTGTATCAAAAGCAGTAGAATTTAATAGAGGATTTTTTTGAAACAATATATTTTTTGTAAATTAATTTGTGTATAAATTATATATGCTATTAAACTATATTTCATTGCCGATTTTTTTAGTTAGTTTTGCTATAGGCTTATTTTTTGTATATATTTTAGGACCTGAACGAAAAAAGATTCTTATTTATCCTAGTCCTGAAACAGTAGGTAAGGTTTTATTTAAAGATAAGGCAGATAATTGTTTTTATTTTGAAGAAGAAGTAGTTGACTGTCCTAGTGATGTATCAAAAATATCTACTATACCAATTCAAACAGATTAATATTGTTAAGAGTATTGGATAATTAAAATAAATTTTAAAAAGAAAGTCCCATTATAATATAATGGGAATGCATCTTGAAAAATTCGTTCATACACATACCGGAAAAATTATAATGTCAATATTATTAGGTTTTGGACTAGCTTCACTATTTAGAAAAGTATGCAAAAATAAAGAATGTTTGATATTTCATGCTCCACCTTTAGAACAAATTAAGGATAAAATATATAAAAGTGGTAGAAAATGTGTAAAATATAACCCTGTTGCGACCAAATGCAATGCAAATATAAAAACAGTTAATTTTTAAAAATTTCAACTTTGCGTAATTATTATAGACAATCATTCTTTATAATAACTATGAGTGATTCAACAAGTATTTTAGATTTACCTACTGATCCGGTTGGAGGTGGAAGTGTTAGTAATAATATATCCATGAATGCTTCTGAAAATATACAAATATCTCAACAACAACAACAGCAAGGAGGAGGTCTAAGTTTAGATCAAACTACTATTAGTCAAATCGTAAGTGGATTACAACAGGCTAGTATTAGTGGAGCAACTCAATTAACATCACGAGATATTCCTATGACTTCAACCTCACATAATATAGATCCTAATATTCAACCTAATTATGTACCACCACCTCAACCGCAAAATATGAATTATATAAATGATTATGAAAATACTTCAGATATGGTAAATGATTATAATAAAAATACTTCTAGACAAAATTCATTGGATGATATGTATGATGAAATACAAACACCTCTACTTTTAGCTGTATTGTACTTCTTATTTCAACTACCATTTTTCAGAAAGTTTTTATTTGGATACTTTCCAGTATTATTTTCAAATGATGGTAATTTAAATATCAATGGTTTTTTATTTACAAGTGTTCTTTTTGGATTGTTGTTTTATACATTGAATAAAGTCACAAATCATTTTGGTGCGTTTTAATCCACCTTTAAGAAAGGTTTTGCGAAGCTAAGAGCCAAAATAATGCCAAATTTTCTTAAATATTTGGTTCTATTTTGGTTCTATTTTGGTTCTATTTTGGTTCCACCTTTCTTAAAGGTGGAAAAGGTGTAAAAGGGGAAAAATATATAATTAAACGATTTAAATCCATCTACATTAATTATCAAACTATATATGAATCAAATCATAAACTTAATTTATACTAATTATAGTAACTTTACAAAAATGACATTATTCAATTATTTAAAAACTGGCAACCCAGCATTTGACGCTATTTTTTCAACAATAGTAATTAGTTTTTTTGGATATATAATTAATTATATTAATGAAAATCAATTTTTAACAATTCAATTTACTCTTGATGATATTAAATGTTTTTTTTATAAAAAAAATACTATCGTAATTGAAGGTAAAAGAAGTTGTACGACATCTGGCTATAGTTACACTCAATCTATTTCATCTTCATATAGTAATAGGTTCAAAGCTATTTGGCATTATATTATTGCTAATATAGAAAAAAACAATACTATTTATAAAATTAAAGAAGCTCATAGTAATTTTCAATCATCTGCAAATGAAAACGAAATAAAAAAACAAAATTTAGATATTTTTATAGTTTTTCAAAATAAACATTTTAAATTAGATGAAAATATTTTTGTAAAAGCAGAAATGGAACTTGAAGAAAATAGAGATGAAAAAGACAAGCTAAGCTCAAAAACAGATAAAATTACTATTAATATTTATTCTTATGTTTATTCGTTAAGTTATCTAGTTAAGTATATTGATAATATTACTGAAAACTATTTATCTTCAATTAAAAATAGTCGTACTAACCAACGATATATTTATTTTTTAGATAAATTAAAATTCGGTGATGAAGAAACTACACTTGATTGTTGGAGAGAAGATATCTTTGAGAGCGCAAGAACATTTAAAAATATATTTTTTGACGGAAAGGTTGAACTGTTAGAAAAAATAGATTTTTTCTTAAATAACCGCGCATGGTATTATGAAAAAGGAATTCCTTATTCACTCGGTATTGGATTACATGGACCTCCAGGAACAGGCAAAACTTCTTTTATTAAAGCGCTTGCTAATTTAACGGGGCGACATGTCGTTCAAATGTCTCTCAAAATGTTTAAAACCAAAAGACAATTAGAACAATTTTTCTTTGAATGCACGTACAATGCAAATAATGAAAAGGGAAGTATCCGGTTTGATAAAAAAATTATCGTGTTTGAAGATATTGATTGTATTGGAGATATTGTTATAGATAGAAATATAATTAATAATAAAAATACAATTAATAATAAAAATTTATTAAAAACAAACAAAAATAAAACATGTGATGAAAATATTAAATTTAGTGATATTATACAAGGAATTCATGAAATGCATAATGAAAGTGGGAAAGTTGTAGTTAGTAATTTAAATGACGAACCACCAATTACATTAGATGATATATTAAATTTATGGGACGGAATTAGAGAGACGCCTGGAAGAATATTAATTATTTCGTCCAATCATTATGATAAATTAGACCCGGCATTAATTAGACCGGGTAGAATTGATATAACACATGAATTTAGTAATGCGAGTCATGATGTAATAGCCGAAATATATTTTCATTTATTCGGTCAATGCATTAACTCGAATAAACTTAAAAAAATAAAGTCCTATTTTTATTCTCCAGCAGAAATAATTAATATTTATGTTTCAAATAAAAACGAGGAAGACTTTATGAAAAGAATTCTTCAAAATAAAAAAATTTAGTTTGCACCTTTTTACGCAATTTATTTCATAAGTTCATTAAATGCTATTATACATTCATTAAAAATTTCAATTAATTCATTTTTATATTCGTGTGATAAGTCTTTTGTATACTCTATTTGATACTTATTTAATGCTCTGTAATTTTTTATATCATCCTTAATTATATTAAAATAATCTATACTTAATATTTTAGATGGGTCTTTGTCAAGATGATAATATGATGGTATTATAACATCACTATTTGATAACCCATATTCTGATGGAGGTTCAGATATAAAAGATTCATCTAAAACCATTTCCGGCAAAGAAAGTTCTCTTGACAATATTTTACATACATTTGCTTTGATTACATAATTTTCATAATCAGTTAATGTTGAAATAGATGATGAAGATGAATTTGAAGAAGATGATAACGAAGAGGTTGGTTCAATTTCAATATTATTAGGCTGGATTGGAACGGATTCCTTTATATCCATTTATTAGTATATTAAATAAAATTCTAAGTTCGTTTTATTCTAAAATAGTAAATACCATTTTATAATAAAAAATATGACATTGATTGCTGAATATATTAAAAAACTTATTTGCAATTTGCCAGATAATATAACCAATGTTACCGAACCTAAACATATTGACTTGGTTTTAGACGGCGGTATATTTAACGGTAGTTATCTTGTAGGTGCATTATATTTTTTAAAGGAAATGGAAAAGCAAAAATATATTAAAATAGATAGAATATCTGGATGCAGTGTTGGTTCTATTGTAGGATTTTTGTATTACATTGATGGTCTAGACCTTATGAGTCAATTATATGAAATCGTGCATAAAGATTTTAAAAAAAAATATCAATTAACTTTTTTAAAAGAACTTAAGAAACATTTGAAAGATCATATCCCAGATGATATATGTGAAAGACTTAATAACAAATTTTTTATTTCTTATAATAATATTACAAATGGTTCAAAAGTAATAAAATCTGAATACATAGATGTAGATGATGTTATAAATACTATTATAAAATCATGTTACATTCCTTATTTAATAGACGGTAATATGCTGCATGAAAATAAATATATTGATGGTATTAACCCTTTTATTTTTGATAAGGAACCACATAAAAAGATACTTTACTTGGATCTTTTTGGTTATGATAAAATAGGCAACTTGTTAAATGTTAAAAATGAAAAATCAAATTTTCATCGCATTCTTAGTGGCTTATTAGACGTGCATAGTTTTTTTATTAAAGAAAGTAACACTCAAATGTGTAGCTATGTGAATGACTGGAACTATTCAAATAAAAGTTTTAACTTTTTGAAACAGGCGATAGAGAGAATATTAATTTATTTTACTTATATATTGATTTTTATAAATAATAATATTTCAGATGAATTTAAAGAAACAGTATTGTCAAAAATACTGTCAAAAATTGCGTATGATATTTTTATAATATTACTTGAAAGTTATTGCTTATAATTTACATCTATATGAGAAAATACTATATAAAAACAATATTTATATGGGACAATTCATACTTATTACAATAGCTCCCATGTTTTGCATAGGACTAGGGCCTTGTCTTACACAATAATACATACGATTAGTATTTGTCGTGGTAGAAAAATAACTTGAAAAAGCCTCTCCACTATTTGATAAAGTAGCAGCCATCATATAAGGACGGTTACCATGGTTTTCATTAATTAAGTATTTACCAGTTGTTAGAAAATCAGATCTAGGTTTGTTAAGATTTGTAAATTTATTCCAACTACTGTGGCTATCATACGCCACAGAACCGTCTGCAAGTATTACATGAACTCTAAGGTTATCCATAATATCTGCTGATGTTAAACCTATGTTTGTTTTTGTTAGATTACTGATAATCCATGCATCTATATCTGTTGCAAAAACATAATCATTTGTATTTACTGTAGTGATAAATTTGAAAACTTTTTTATGGAGTCCACTATAAATGAAGTTTGCATACAACTGCTTTAACAAAGAACTGGAAGGATGAACGACTAAAGACATTTTATATATTATATATAAATATAATATATATAATAAATGGAAGATTTTATAGAAGAAAATTTAAACGGTAAAAATATGTTTGATAATATTGGTGGCTACATATTTACTAGTAATATATCTGTTACAACTCCAACAATTCAACAAATTACAAAATCTGAACCAATACCAATTTCAAATATTTGTTTTCCAAAAAATACCCTTATTAATACAGATCAAGGAAAAATACCTATTGAAAAAATAAATCCTAAATTTAATACAATTTATAATAAAAATATATTTGCTATTACAAAAACAATTTCTACAGAGAAATATTTAGTATGTTTTGATAAAGACTCTATATGTTTAAATTATCCTAATAGTAAGACTATTATGAGTAAAGATCATAAATTATTTTATAAAGGTAAATTTTTAGAAGCATATAAATTTTTAGGATATTTTAAAAATGTTTATAAAGTAGAATATGATGGTGAAATATTATACAATGTTTTAATGTATGAATATGATAAAATGAATGTTAATAATTTAATTTGTGAGACATTACATCCTAATAATATTATATCTAAATTGTATACAACTAATTTTGGAAAAGAATACAAAAATAAATTAGTTGTTATGATGAATGATTCTATCCTTAAAAATGATGATACAACTTATAAAAAAATAGTAGGTCGTATATGTTAAAAATTCAATTATAAATTATATTTATTTATAAAATGGATTCAATTGATGTGACTAGTCCTGAGTTTTCATTAGGAGGAATTAATGAGTTAAATGAAACCATTTCTGATAAAATTAGTTTAGGTAATATTTATTCTGATTATTCTGATTATTCTGATTATGCTATTTATATTTATCTAGGAGTTTTAATTTTAATTAGCATTATTGGTTATTTTATTTATAAAACTTATTTAACAAACGGAGGTAAAAGGGTTACATTTCAAGATAAACTAGATGAATGTTATGGAGAGGGTGTTTGTCAAAGATAACAAAATTTATTTTATTTTATTTTATTTTTTACGATTTGCGTCTTGTTTTTCCTCCGTAAATTGCGAATTTAGTTTTTTTCGCTCTCTTTTTATTTGTTTTATTTCTGTTCTTTTTTGTTTTTTTCTTGTTTGCTTTTTCTTCTATTTCTTTTAATTTTTTGTTTTTTAAATCATCTGGTTTATAATTTAAAAACCATTCTTGAAATTCTTCTTTATTGCCTTTTTGTTTCAACTCTTTATATTTTTCTGCTTTATAAGCGCGTATTTCTTCAACTGACTCTTGATGTCCGTAACATGTTATACTAAATCGTCTCAATAATCCCTTTTGTTCCAATCTGTTTTTTTGCTGGACGTCAAAGAGAAATTTTGACATACATAATATTCTCTCTAAAAATTGATTGTAATAAGGCCTATCAGTATATAAAAATGCCAAGTAAAAACTCAACATTGTATCAATAGTTGCTATTTTAACTGATTGATTTCCTATATTTATATTATTATAACTATGGCATGCTATGGGTTTATAAATGAAAGCAATCGTATCATTACCAACACGAATTTCATAATGGACGGGAATTATTTCACCAATAGGTTCTCTCTTTATAATTTTAACATTTCTTATACCAACATCTTTTAAACGTTCTTTTACAATATCTGCAGTAGTTTCTGGCTCGTTTGATAAAACATCAAAGTCTGCAATGTGTTCTAATTTTTTTCTTAAATGTTTTGGCATATATTGAGAATATAATGTGATTGCATAACCTCCAAAAAATACTACTCCTTGGTTAATTAATGTATTTCTTACATTTTCATATATTTTATCTTCGTCTTGTTTATTTTCCATTTCTCTCTGAAAGTCAATATCATTACAATTTAGATCTGTTATTGGAAAGTTTTTGTTTAATAGTAACATTCGTTTCAATACTTTTTCCCATCTACTAGTGTCACCAGCGGGTCTTGATAATTCTAAAAACATTGACATCCTTAAATAATTAGGAGGTGTATACAATATCCCTGCAACTCTTATTGCTTCTTTTTTAATTGAGTTGTAAATTCCTTTTGGTAAGAGTGTTAAATCTGCTATAGGAATATAATTTACAAATACTTTGTATGTACCATGGTGTTGACCTGATTTTGCTTCAACATCTGTAAACCCTTGTTGGTAGTATATATCCGCTAATTCTTTTGCATCGTGTAAAGCATCTGTTGTAAAAAAATCATAATCTGGAATTTCTGCATCCTTATTATAAAATTGTTCTTCGGTTGGTAATATATTATTTATAGCGGTTCCTCCATAACAAATCAAGTTTTTACGTTTTATAAAATCCTCTACTATTTTTATTATTTTTTTTATGTCTTCCGAGTTTACAATACGCTTCCCTATTTTTTCTTCTGCTTTGTCAACAGCCATACGAAGAATTGTTAACTCACAATCTTCAAATGTAAGTCCTTTACACTCACTATCTTTTTTCATAATACTTCTTATATAATAACTAGAATAATTATATAAAAAATGATATAAATCTATATTATATTAATATAATACAAAAACGAATGATAACACCAACAATACACGAAAACCATTTCTTAGCGCTAGAAAATATAGATTCAAAACATGTAAAAAACCGCATTTCCAGAGAATTGCAAAAATTGGAAGAAAATTGTTCCTTAATATCTATTGATAATGAGTTTAACGAGTCCCGTAATTTTGATAAAAATAAATATACGGTAAATATATTAGATAATAGTAATGGATTAATATATTCAATAATAGTAAGTAACTCATATCCTTTTAAAACTCCTAGCGTTAAAATAAATTTTAGACCTTATCAAGAGTTTTTAATAATTGGTTCAACAGAACATTTAAAAAAAATACATAAATTGAATTGTTTGTGTTGTTCTACTATTACTTGTGGTAACAATTGGTCTCCAGCTTTCACTATTAATCATCTTATTGATGAAATTAGAATGCTTAAAGGTTATAAGCGAGATTTAATTCATAAATTGTTGGCGGATAAAATCAAATTGCGATATTTAATTGATGATATTGATTTAGATTGCTGGCTGTTCTGAAGTAGCGTGAGGCTTGTAAAATCGAGTTTTATCAAATTTTGTGTTACACCCGTTACATTGACATTCGGTTTCACTAATTAAAAAAAATCTTCCTCCCGCGTTTGGAAGCTTATTTGAAGACATACAAACCGGACAATCATAATTAACGGGATTGGTATTGCGTGACGTAGTTTGACCCATGATACAAATTATATATTTGTATATAAAAACATATTTAAGTTATTTTTTTATATTTTATTTTTGTATTTATTTGTCATCATCTAAATATTCAGCATATGATTTAATAATTTCATTATACAATAATAGTACTTCATCCTTTTCTTTTTCTGATAGAGTTAATAATATTTGTTTTTGTTCTTTTGTTAAAGGTCTAAAGTTTCTAATATCTTGACAAATTTGGTTAAATTGTGATGTCTTAGTTGGCATATATTATATATATATCATCATAATATACTTTTTCTAAAAGTATATACTGTTTTGCTATACTTTTTCTAAAAGTATATACTGTTTTGCTATACTTTTTCTAAAAGTATAAAAGTATTAAAACTTGAAACTATAATAATCTGTAGAAGCACTGCGAGTTGCATATGAGTATGCCGGATTTTGTGGTATTGGGTCTGGTATTGTTACCGGATGATAACGCAAATCGTATGGTTTTAACGCGAAAGCATAAGAGCTACCATCGAAAAACTGCGCGTTTTCTATTAAAAAGTTATCTACTAATTGATAACGCATTGCAATCATTTGACAACCATAAACGCGACATAAAAGAGCACTTGGATTAGCCGGGCTAGCTCCAGAGTCTGGCAGCACAATTGTCATATTTCTTTTATTATATTCTGTTAGCTCCTGTGTATCAGGATTATTTTTTACATTATAATATGTGTAAGCTCTCATAAAGGCTGAATTACTTGTTAAATTCACATACTCTAAAAACTCTTGGTTTTCCAAAAAGGCATTGTTAATTTTATCTACAATTAAAATAACTTTATTTTGAAGTTTTAGTAAAGGTGTGCCTCCTAAATTTTGACCGGCATTTTCATAACTATAATTTTTACCAAGCATTATGGAATCATATGACTTTAGTATAGTTGCTAAATTGTAATACATCTTTTGATTATTGCTTTTAATTCGCAAGTGGACGATTAAAGGATCTGTTGGGTTGGGGCACGAACCACCAGCAAATGCATAATTTTTAATGGTATCCATCACGCTACCAAAACCAACAGAATTAAAGGTTTGTTTAATAAAATAATCATCTGTTGTGCTGGTTGATACTACCGGCTCATTATTGATGGAATATATTTCAAAATCCAAACATCGCACTCCTTGCTTGATAATAGCTTTTAAATTCCCAATATTAACGAAATCATTCATGTAAGATCCTCCACTACACGCATTGTAAGCAGTTTTAATATAATAGTCAAATAAATTACCAGAGCAATCAGGATCAGCTGCGCTAATGGGGCGAATATTACCATCTATACTAGAATACAAATTATTCATATAGCTAACTTCTTTTCCATCCAATTTACTTAGATAAATCATATATCCGATAAATATCGCCAAAATTATAAGAATAAATGCAAAAATTATGTAGGATTGAAAGTCTTCATTCATGTTTTTTATTGCGCTTAAATAATCTTTTGTTGTGGTTGACATAATATCTAATATATAATATTATTTTTAATTTTATTATTTTAAAAGAGAGAAATATTAAGCAATTTACTACTCTAAATTAAAAGTAAGGAGTAATAACTTAAAGATATTCTCTTTGTATAAGTTATAAAGAAATGCCTAAGATTTGCGACTTTGAGACTTGTAGAAAATATGCTAATTATGGTGAATTTTATGGAAAGCCTATAAGGTGTAAAGAACATAAAGAGGAATATAAATTAGTTAGTCAATTATGCCAAGAAGGTAACTGTTCTACAAAACCTATATATAATTATGAAGGAGAGATAGCTGCTTTATTTTGCATTGAACATAAAAAAAATAATATGATTGACATAAAACATAAAAAATGTGAATATGAAAATTGTAAAACTAGAGCAACGTCTAATTATGAAAATGAAAAAAACCCAATTTTTTGTTCAAAGCATAAAAAAGAGAAAATGATAGATATATTAAATAAAACGTTATGCATTTTTAATGACTGTAACAAAAGACCGACTTATAATTATGAAAATGAAAAAAAACCAATTTTTTGTTCAAAGCACAAACTAGAAAATATGGTAAATATGATATCTAAAACTTGTTGTGAAAAAAATTGTAAAAAAATTTCTATTTATAATTTTGAAAATGAAATAACTCCACTATTTTGTTCGGTCCATAAAGAGGAAAAAATGATAAACGTATCATCTAAAAGGTGTGAATACCCTAATTGTAAAATTAGACCAAATTATAATTATTGTGAAAAAAAAACAGGTATTTTTTGTTCAAATCATAAATTAGAAAATATGGTTGATGTTAAAAATAAAAAATGTAAATATGATAGTTGTTCTAGACAACCATCTTTTAATTACGAAAATGAAAAAACAGCTATTTACTGCTCATTTCATCAATTAGAAAATATGATAGATGTTATTAATAAAAAATGTAAGTCTTCACAATTTTGTTTAGGAACTTTAGGAAACCCTAAATATAAAGGTTATTGTTCTTCTTGTTACCAAAATTTATTCCCAATTGATCCTTTAACATTCCAAATTCGCTCAAAAACAAAGGAAATAGCTGTAAGAGATTTTATTAATGCCAATTTCGCAGGGTTTCAACATGATAAACCATTATGGACTGGTAATTGTGAATGCAATCATAGAAGAAGGATAGACCATAGAAAATTAATTGGTAATACTTTGTTATGCATTGAGACGGATGAAAACCAACATAAGAGTTATGATGCAAATGATGAGGAAGTTCGTTATGATGATTTATTTATGTTACATGGCGGGAAATTTGTTTATATTCGTTTTAATCCCGATAAGTTTAAGGATAAAAATGGAAAATCTGTTAATCCTATGCTTTACACTCGTTTACCTGTTTTGAAAGAAGAGATTGAAAAACAAATGAAAAGAATAGAAAAAGAAGAAAATGTTGAATTGTTAGAGATTATAAAATTATATTATAACGAATAAAGAATTAAAAAGTTATTATATTATATACTTAACATGGCTGGCGGCTTAATGAATCTTGTTTCCCAAGGACAACAGAACGTAATATTAAATGGTAATCCAAGCAAAACATTCTATAAGTCAACTTATAAAAAATACACCAATTTTGGTAAGCAGAATTTCAGACTCGATTATGAAGGAACACCCATATTAAATCTCACCACAGAATCTACATTTACATTTAAGGTCAAAAGATATGCCGATTTGCTTATGGACTGCTATATTTCCATCCAATTGCCAAATATATGGAGTCCTGTTTTGCCTCCTCAAGCATATACGAATCCTGATGGCTCAACTGGTTATACAGACTGGGCGCCTTATGAATTCCAATGGATCGAAAATATTGGCGCCCAAATCATAAGTCGAATTACAATCAATTGTGGCAACCAAAAATTGCAAGAATATTCAGGACAATATATTTTGAATTCAGTGCGAAGGGATTTCAACGCACAAAAGCTCGCACTCTTTAATGAAATGATCGGACAAACACCCGAATTAAACGACCCTGCAAATGCGGGTGCACGTGTCAACTCTTATCCGAATGCTTATTATACTACAAGTCCTGCGGGAGCTCAACCTTCTATAATGGGACGCATATTATATATTCCGCTTGGCTCATGGTTTAGTTTGCTTACAACACAAGCATTTCCATTAGTTGCACTTCAATACAATGAGCTACAAATTAATATTTCATTTAGACCGATTTATGAGTGGTTTACTATTCGTGATGTAATGGATTATGCAAATAATTTTCCAGTAATACAACCAAATTTTAACCAATTTTATATGCAATTTTACAGATTCCTTCAGACACCCCCGGATGAGACACTAGGACCGGTTTCTTATGTAGATACAAGAACAAATTGGAATGCAGATATAAATTTAAATTGTACGTATTGTTTTCTCTCTAATGATGAAGCTGAAGTCTTTGCAAAGAACGAACAAAAATATTTATTTAAACAAGTCTATGAAAAACCATACTATAATGTTACAGGAGCAAATCGGTTGTATCTAGACTCATTAGGTATGGTTATAAGTTGGATGTTTTATTTTCAACGAAGTGATGCAAATTTGCGTAATCAATGGTCTAATTATACCAATTGGCCTTATAATTATATGCCACAAGATGTATCTCCAGCTCCTACTGCAGGGGATGTTCCCAATCCAAATCCAGCAGGTCCACCACAATTGGGTCCAGGATTAAATCCAGACGGCACATTAAGCGGTCTTTTTACAACTGGTGTATATAATCCTCAAAATATTCAATATATATTGGTAGCGATGGGAATATTATTAGACGGTCAATATAGAGAGAATATATTACCATCTGGTGTTTATGATTTTATAGAAAAATATGTTAGAACAGCCGGTAATGCACCTCGTGGATTATATTGTTATAATTTTTGCTTGAATACAGACCCATTTGTAACACAACCTTCTGGTGCTATGAATATGAGTAGATTTACAAATATTGAATTGGAGTTTACTACCATAACACCTCCGGTTGATCCATACGCCCAAGTGTTAACCATATGCGATCCTCAAACTGGTGATATTATTGGCATTAATAAACCAACTTGGCGCATATATGATTACAATTTTAACTTGTATATAATTGAAGAAAGAATAAACTGTCTTGTGATGCTAGGCGGTAATGCAGGTTTATTGTATGCTACATAAGCATTTATCGTAATAATATTTTAAATTTATACAACAAAATATTATTTATGGTGTTCTACTCTATTTCCTTTTGGACCATAAACCCAAATTTCATATGTATAACCTAACTCTTTTGCAGCATTTTGCTTTAAGAATATGATATCATTTTTCTTTAATGCAGTCCAAACAGACTTTACTTCTATACATCGGTTTTGTGAAGGAATAAAAATATCTACATAATGTCGATGTTTTTTTCCATTTACATCATTATACCAGATAGTAGGCACATTTTTAGCTCCAACTAAAATATCATATTCATCAATTAGTTCATTTTTAATAATTTCATCCAAAGCATAAGGTTCAGAACCTTGTACTTTTTCAATTCTACCAGAAGGAAAAATATATTCTTTCAATTTGTATGCATTTTTAGAAGTTTTTTCCATAATATCTGGATCTTGACAAGCATGTTCTACACCATATTTTTCTAAACATGTTTTCTTGATTTTGTTTTGCACATCTATACTTTGAATAGCATGTTCTACCCCATATTTTTCTAAGCATGTTTGTTTGCTTTTCTCTTTTTTATCGTCAGTTTGTAAGTAATATTTTACACCATATTTTTCTAAACAAGTTTGTTTACTCTTATTTTGCACATCTATACTTTGAATAGGATGTTCAACCCCATATTTTTGCAAACAAGTTTTTTTTGATTTTTCTTTTATTTCATGACATTGTAAAGGATTTTCAACTCCATATTTTTCTAAGCATGTTTTTTTACCTTTCTCTTTCACTTCCTTATTTAGCATTGGATATTTTGTTCCAAAATTTTTTAAAGATGTTTCTATCTTTTTTAATTTAATTCGTTCATTTTGCGAATTGTGTTCAACCCCATATTTTTGCAAACATGTTTTTTTTGATTTTTCTTTTATTTCATGACATTGTAAAGGATTTTCAACCCCATATTTTTGTAACAATATATTTTTAATTTTACTCTTTACCATTTCACTTTGAAAAGAACATTTAACACCATGATTTTTTAAACAAGTTACAGTCTTTTTTTCTTGTATTTCTTTATTTTGAGATGGATTTGAAACTCCATATTTTTCAATAAATGTATTTATTTTTTTGTCTTGAAATTTTTTTACTTGAGAAATATTTTCTACTCCATACTTCATTATACAGGTTTTTTTATATGTTTCAATTTTTTGTTTTTGTGATTTTTTTCTAACGCAGCTAGTGCAGTAACAACCATTTATATAAATTAAATAAAATTTTTTTGTAAATTTATTACCACAAGTATTACATATTCCTTCAATAAAACTAACAGACGAAATTCTTTCATTTGTGTAATCTTTATCCAATACAAAATTATTTTCTTTGGCAAATGAAATTAAAAAATCAGAATCATATCTCATTTTGTTATATAATAATATTATATTTAAATATTTTTATAGAAATATTTAAATTCCTAAATAGTTTCGTTTTTTAATTCCTTTATTTTTTTTTCTTTTTGATTTAAATAAGCAGTTCTTCTATATTCTTTTAATTTTTCTTTATCTAAACTCGTCAATCTTTGCAAAGCTTTTTCCTTAATTATTTTTTTATTTTTTTCATAATATTCTTTTTGTGAATGTGTATATTTTTCTAATTGTATTTTTAAATGGTTATTTTCATCTTTTAATACTTCAATTTCTTCCATTAACATTTTATTTTCTTGAATTAATTCGTCCATATCTATTAAATTGTATAATATAAAATATTCTATACCATTTAAATTATTTAAAATAATATATTTAAAGAACCAATTTAAAGAGGGTATACTACATAATGTAGGGAAATTTGGAAAATTGGCTCAAAAAAGGGGTACTATGAGTATAGTATAGAATTATGTTTTTTTTGGGGGAAAGTTTTTTTGATTTTCTGAAAATGGACATTTATAATGTCCAAAAATGAAAAGTCTAGATATTTACCCTCGAAAATATTAATTGTGTGACGATAAATGAATTTTATGGTCTCGACACAGAAAAAATGATTTTCACTTTGTGACTGTAAAATTTTTATTATTTATTAAAAAATAAATTTAGAGATTTTTAATACTTCCATAATATAAGAGACATGGAAGTCAAAATATCTCCTAAAAAATATACATGCGGGCTTTGTTACTATTATACTAGCAAAAAAAAAGATTATCACAAACATAAACTCACATCAAAACATAAAAAATTAGAAAATGGAAGTATTTTGGAAGTCGCGGAAACACAAAAAATCCCCTCTTATGTATGTGATTGTTTTAAACAATTTTATACGCATAGTGGTCTTTGGAAGCATAAACAAAAATGTAAACTTACGAAATATAATAAAGAAAATGTTGAAGACTATAAAGAAAATGATGATTCAGATGTAAAAATGCTAACAAACCTTGTATTGGAAGTTGTAAAACAAAATAAAGAACTTATTTGTCAAAATACTGAATCACAAAAACAAAATCAAGAATTACAGAAGCATATGTTAGATATTTGTAAAAACGGAACAAGTAACACAACCATAACTAATAGTAATAATAATTCAAATAACAAAACATTTAATCTGAATGTATTTTTAAATGAAACCTGTAAAGATGCCATGAACATTATGGATTTTGTAGATTCTGTTAAACTTCAAATGTCTGATTTAGAAAGCTTAGGTAGATTGGGTTTTGTAGAAGGAATGTCTAATATTATTTTAAAGAATCTGAAAGCACTTGACGTCCACAAACGACCCGTCCATTGTAGTGACTCAAAGAGAGAAGTAATGTATGTGAAAGATGAAGACAAATGGGAAAAAGAAGGCGAAGAAAAGATTAAGATAAGAAAGGCTATAAAAAAGATCGCAAACAAAAACTATGTATTAATTCCACAGTTTAAGGAATTACATCCAGACTGCAATAAAAGTTCATCGCCTTATTCAGACCAATATAATAAAATTATTATAGAAGCAATGGGTGGATCAGGTAACGAAGATTTTGATAATGAAAATAAAATCATTAGAAAAATCGCAAAAGAAGTAACAATTAATAAAAGCTAATTAGGAGGAAGAGTAGCATTAGAAGCAAATGGTCCATCTTCAATAAATTCGCCGGTCATACTATATCTATCTGGATAGTTCGGCATATATTGAAGCTGTGATGGCTTGTATCTTTTATTAAATAATTCCATATCATCATTGAAACCAGCCGTCCAAGTATCTACACCAAAATTTGCGGTAGCTGGTTTAGCAAAAGGATTAGGTGTAACGATTGTTTCATTAGTTCCATAACCATTAGTTAAGGATGAGTATTGAGGTGTAACACCCCATGTTAATTTTCCAGCATCGTTATCTCCTGGGACTTCAACATCATTATTTCTTGGTAAAGGTGGTGAATAAGGCTGACAACCAGGACAGTCAATATCAGTAAAACATTGCTGACCTGTTATAGCGCACCTCGCAGTTGGTCCACAAAAATTTTTACAACTATAAGTAGTTGTCAGAGGTAAATTAACGGTATGACTTGTAGAACCATTATAGAGTTCTCTTATACCAGGTGCAAAACATTCTCTTATATAGTTATTATTTGTTAAATAATTGGTCCACTTAAATATTGATACAAGTAAAATAAAACTTATAAAAGCCAAAAATAATATAATATATTGTTTCTTAGATATTTCCATATAATATAAATTGATATAAAAATATAAATTTATACAATGAATTACTCATTTTAGTAAATAAACAAAATATCAATTATTTTATATCATTTAAATATAAGTAATGTCAGATTCATCGGCTATCGACGAAAAAAATCAAGAATTAAACTCATCTACTACTCCAACAAGTTATCTCTCTAATATTGCAACCTTTGCATTGAATGTATTAATTGTATTTATTATTGTAGTATTATATTTTGGTAGTAGTGGGTTAATACTATATTCTTGTAAATTAGGTCAATCAAACATATTACCAACTGACGTTCATTGTTATCCTTATCAAGACACCAAACCAAATATACAACCAATATCAATAAATATTTTTAACACACTTTTAAGTGACCCACCAATGTCAAACAAAATAAAATTCCCATATGATGAATTTAATTCAGAAAATAAACTTTTAGATATGTTTCGTAAATATAAAGATGAGCCTAGATCCAATTTTTTGGCGAACTATTTTATTTCCATATTGGAGTCAATAACACAATTTAACTATTCATCATTTAATTTTATATTAAATTTATTAAATCAAGTGCCAGAAGTTTTAATCTTGTTATTTGGACCTATAATTGTATTTATACTAGGATGGATTGTTTTTTTAATGGACCATTTGTATTTAATTTACTTGTGGTTCGCAGGAATGGGTTGGTTTTTCAAAACCAATACCAACGATTCTGGAACAGGAAAGCCAGATTGGGAGAACGTAACCATTCTTAACTGGTTTGGTTATTGGTGTGCTATATGGTTAGTAATTTTATTTGTTATTTTATTTTTCTTTTCACTTCCATTACTTTCAGTTGTAACGTTCTTATCTATGATGTGGTGTGTGTTTTCTTGTATAACTTATAAAGCAGAATTAAATGGAAAGTCTATTACATCTATTGCTGTAATACAAGATGTGTATAAGTATTATAAACTGTTAATAATGAGTATTTTAAGTTTTTTTGTAGTAGTTAGCGCCTTTTCTAATTTAGGTCCAATACCTGGTATATTTTCTATAGTAACATTATGTCTAATTTATTGGGGTATAATATCAATTGATATTTTTAAACCAATTGGTAAAGACGGATTATCGCCAGTGGTATCATATAAACTAGCAAAAAAAACATGTAGTACTGATGCAAAACCTAAAGAAAAACATGGATTATTATATAATTTGATATTCGGACAAAGCGGAGGGAACAATATAAAAAATGATTTAAAAAAATTAGGTAAACAAATGTCTAGTAAATAATACTTTAATAATACTTAAAAAAAATACTTAAAAAAATACACTAATTTAATTAATGGGAAAGAATAAAAATAAATTGGTAAAATATCCATTTGTAAGTATATGCACGCCAACATTTAATAGGAGACCATTTATACCTATTATGTTAAAATGTTTCGAACATCAAACCTATCCAAAAGACAAAATAGAATGGATTATAGTAGATGATGGCACTGATAAAATAGAGGATTTGGTATCTCATATTCCACAAATAAAATACTTTAAATTTGATAACAAGTTAACATTGGGTAAAAAAAGAAATATTTTAAATGATAATGCAAAAGGAGATATAATTATTTATATGGATGATGATGATTATTATCCACCAGAAAGAATCTCTCATGCTGTAGAAACATTAAGAAATAATCCAAAGGCATTATGTGCTGGTTCTAGTGCAATGTTTATTCATTTTAAACATATAAATAAGATGTTACAATTTGGACCATATGGACCAAACCATGCAACTGCTGCAACTTTTGCTTTCAGAAAAGAATTATTAAAACAGACACGTTTTGATGAAGATTCTTCTGTAGCAGAAGAGAAAAAATTTTTGAAAGATTACACAATACCATTCGCACAGTTAGATCCTAGAAAATCAATATTGGTGTTTTCACATAATCATAATTCATTTGATAAAAAAGAATTGTTGAATCAAGGCCCAAATCCTAGTATCAGTGAAACAACTTTAACACCTGCTGATTTGGTTAAAGAACCAGAAATTTTACAATTTTTCATGGAAGATATTGATAAATTACTAGATGAATATGAACCTGGTAGACCTGAAAACAAACCAGATGTTGTAAAACAACTACAAAAAATAAGAGAAAATAGAGAGACAATGATAAAAGAACATATGCAAAAACAGGTGGACTATAACGATACATTAAATAAGTTGCATATGATTTCAAACCCTGCCGCAGTCGAAAATAAAATTAACGAACAAATTTTTATGATTCAACAATTAACAATTGAAAATGGTGAATTAAAAGATAAAATACAATATTTGGAAGGAAAAATTACACAACTTATTAATGAAAAAGTTCAAGAAAAGTTGAAAGATAAAAAATTACAGCTTTCTCAAAATGAGCCTTTAATATCATAAAACGTTAAAATAAATTATGGTAAAAACATATTTAAAGATATATCAACTATGTATAATATCAATAGCAAAATGTTCTACAAAGACCAATACGACCAAGCAGACAATGATTATGATGGATTTTCAACAAATTCAAATAATCAGAAGGGTGTTCTGGAAAATTCAAAACAATTGGATCGTGGTTATAATAAAATTTGGCGAATGCGTACTCGTGCCGATGGAAGTTTAAAGCGAACAAAAATTGAATTCTATACTAGCAGTGAAACAGGTAATAGTATTAGAGATGCCGAAACAGGAAATTATTTTAGCCATAAGGTTGGTTCTGCAAATGAAGATTTATATTTTAAGGTTGGATTGGCAACCGGCGAATGTAAAAGTGCAAATAAATCTAGCACAATGTTTTACACATCTCCACAGAGATATATGACACACATGCATGTTAGTTTGACTCCGGAAATTATCAGTGCATGGGAGGAAAAAAGAAATGCAAGAGTGAGTGAAATTGGTAAAGAAGTAAGGAAACCATCTTCTTCAGGTGTTACTGTTCGTTAAATATAAATTAAAAAATTTAAAGACATTTAATTGCATATACGATTCAATGTATATTAACTTAAACATTATATAAAAACTTCATAGTAATTAAATTATGAGGTTTTTAGTTGTATTATTTTTAATTTATAATTATAATAATAAAAATAAAAGTTCAAAATTATTTTTATGTAATTCAAATACTTTAAGTAATAAAGTTGTTAACGAAAAATATAATGGTTACGACCATAGAAATTTTAATGAAACAACTCAAGTTAGTCTATACAAAATACAAGAGTATTTTGAAAAGAAAAAATTATTAGATATACTACAAAATAAAAATATATCACTTACTACAAAAATATTATTATTACAAGATAGTAGTATAAGACCTGCAAGCTTATATGCAGGAGGTTTAATGAAAGATTTTGATTTTGAATTTTGAAAACTTATCTTTTCTCTTTTCTCTCTATCTCATTCATCGCAATCTTCTTCAACTTCTTCATCTTCAATTTCTTTATCTGCTGTTCCTGTTGCGTCCTCTTTGATATACTTTTCGATATATCTATAAATACGATTAATATCTAATTTACCAATTTCATAATTTTCTAGTAAATTCACAATTTCATTATCATCGCTATTATTTTTGAGGTCAATGAAAAAACCAAATAAATCCTTTTTATCCATACCTAGTCGCTGGCACAATTTTTGAATAAAAATAGAATTATTATATTCAGTTGAATATTTAGTTAATACTTTTGTAAATCTAACTTCGGTTGTATTATATTTTTGCTTTTTTTGAAAATATTCATGATAGAGTTTATTATTTTTAAATGTTTTAATTAAAGAACTCATTTCATTAAACTGCCATATTTGCTTTTGAAATGTTATTCTATCAATATAAT